TCATAACCCAAAGGTCGCAAGTTCAAATCTTGCTCGCGCAACCACTCCCATAGAACTCCCGCCAGCGGCTGCAATCAGCAGTTGCTCGGCGGGATTCTTCATTCTGGCCCAGCTCTGGCCGGTGTCAGCGTCACGCAGCAGCGTGATGGAGCCCAGCAGGTCGGCGATGACCTTGCGGGCCTCGCGAACCTCGATGGCGTCGCCGGTCAGCGTCTCCTTCAGGTTCATGATCGACTGGCGGTAGCGCGCCGTCACGTCTGCCACGGTGGTGCCCACCGGCGGCTTGACTTCCATCGTCTCGTGCAGAGCCTTGCGCTCCAGCTCGGCGGCGCGCAGGCGCGTGGCCAGGGCCTCGCTGGCGCCGATGGTGACGATGGCGTCGACGATGCGCTGTATCTCTCGGTCCAGCTCAGCGGAGCGGCGCCGGGCCGCTGCTTGCGCGCGGTCATGGTCGCCGTCAAGCTCTGCCAACAGTGTGCGCACGACGGTCTGCAGCTCGGCCAGAGCGGACGGGCTCAGCAGATCCTCTCTCAGCTCGGCCAGCAGGCGCTGGTCCACATCGGTGCGGCGCCAGGTGACGGCGTTGGGGCAGGCCGTCGGGCCCTTGTCCTTGTGGGCGCTGCATCCGTAGCGGGTGCCGTTGATCGCGATGATCGGGCCGCCGCACGCGTCACAGCGCAGCAGGCCGCCGAACAGGGTGCCGTGGGTGCGATAGCCCGCGTGGCGATGCTGCTGGCGCCTTGCGGGGCGCGTCTGCTCCCACAGCGCCTGTTCGATGATGCGCAGCTCGGGCTGCTCGCGCACCATCCACTCTTCGCGCGGGCGGGCCACCGGCAGGCGCTTGCCGGTGTCGGGGTCTTTCATCCACTGGCGGCGGTTCCACACGACGCGGCCGATGTAGAGCTCATTGTTGAGCAGGCCGTCGCCCATGGTGGCGTTGCCCACCAGCGCGCTCGCGGCCCAGCCATTGCCGCGCGGGCTCGGCACGCCGCGGGCGTTGAGGGTGTGCACGATGCTGCGCAGCGTGGCGCCGGCAGCTACCTGCTCGTAAATCCAGCGCACGTGCTGCGCCTGCTCTTCGTCGATCTCGACCCGGCTCCCGCCTTCCACCGGCACGCTGGTGTAGCCGTAGGTGCGACCGCCGGCGGCCATGCCGCGCTCGAACTGGCCCTGCAGGCCGCGGTGCGTCTTCTTGCGCAGGTCGTCGAGATAGAGCTCGTTCACCAGGCCTCGAGCGATGCGCATCACCTTGCGGCCGGCGGCCTGCGTGTCGTAGCCGTCTGCGGTGCCGATGATCCGGATGCCGCGGTGCTCCAGGCGCTTCACGGTGCGCTCCTGCTCGGCTAGGTCGCGGGTGATCCGGTCGAGGCCTTCGCAGATCAGCACATCGAAGCGATCGGCCAGTGCGTCGGCGAGCAGCGCCTTGCCGCCTTGGCGCAGCGCCACGGGCGTGGCGCCGCTGATGCCTTCGTCGGCATGAACCATCGCGATGGCCCAGCCCTCGCGTGCGGCGCGCTCGCGGCCGGCGCGCAGCTGGTCGGCCACGCTGTTCTGGGACTGGTGGTCAGTGCTGTATCGGGCGTACAGGCAGACTCGCATTGCGCTCCTGAAGGGTCTGATGAACGAGCTGGCGGGCGATGAGCTCGATGAGGCGCGCGCGCGAGGCGGCGCGGTCGGGCGAAGGGTGGATCGTAGGCGCGTAGCGGCCGGTGCTTGCCGCTGGCGGCTCCTCGTCGGCGTTCCGGCGGCTCATAGGGTGCCGTCTTCCGCTCGCGAAGTGGAAAGCGCGTGTGCCGTGTGTCGAGCGTAGGTTGCCACCGCGCGCCAGTAAGCCGCCATCGGTCCTTTGCGTTTGCGCCATGCCTTTTCGGCTTCGATGTTGGCCTGGTCACGCAGGTCGCGCATGACACGCTCGATGCGCCGGCGGTCTTCGGCCGGCAGAGAGGTGAGGGCACGGCCAGCGGGAAGATCGAGCAGAGGGTTGATGTAGCCCATCAGTCCAACTCCCGCGCAAGGATGCGCACGTTCGATGCGCAGAAGCGCTCGACGCGACGGATCAGGCTCATCCAGCCTTCGTCCTGCCAGTGCCGGTGCGTCCATGCCGGGTCTTCCCCCGCCTGCATGGAGCGGTCGAGCTCTTCTTCCTCGTCCACACACATGACGCGCACGCCGCCCGCCGACGGCATGCCGGTGGCGCTGCTCCATTCGTCTACCTCGAAGCACACGCTGCCGCCGCACTCGGGGCAGGCGAATGGTTCGGGCAGGCGATAGTGCTTCCAGCCGATCAGCAGCACGGGCGGCAGGCCGTGCGCGCGGCGCAGGCGTTGGAAGTCGGCCGCGATGGCGGTGCGCGCGCTCTCGGCTTGCTCGTTGATGAAGGCGCCCAGGCGGCGCTGCGCCGCGCTGCACCGACGGTCGACGCTGAACACGGGACGGGCTTTCATTGAAGTTCCCCCTGTGCGTCGCCGGCCGATTCGGCGTGCATGGCCAGGCCATCAGCGTCGGCTTGCAGCTCGATCGCATCGGCCAGCTCGGCGGCGCGTTGGTGCCAGGTGGTCAGCCCAGCACGAGAGGCGGCGAAGAGCGTGATTGCGGCAGTGTCGGTGTCGCCCGCGTCGTACGCGTCAGATGCTCGCTCGATGGCGGCGACGGTTTCGGCCGGCGCGCTGGCCTTGAGGTCGGTGAGGGCTGCGCGTGGTGTCATGCCGTCACCTCTTCCAGGTCGAACAGACTCGGCATGCTCAGCTCGCGCGCCGCGGCTTCGCAGTACATCGCGCCGTCGGCAAAGTAGGTCGGGCTGAGTTCACAGCCGCGGCCGCGGCGCTTGAGCTTCAGGGCGATGTACGGCACGGTCATCAGGCCGCCGAAGGGGTCGTAGACCTCTTCACCTTCCATGGTGAACTGCGTGATGGCCCGCTCGGCGATGTCGAACTGCATCGGGCACAGGTGCATCTCGCGGCCGGCGGCTGACTGGGCGCCGTTGAGGGTGCGCATGCGCGTGATGTCGGTCCACACGTCGTCGCTCCACGACTGCGGCTGCAGCAGCATGAAGCTGGTGGGGAGCATGCCGCGCTCCGACAGCGCCTCGCCGATCTTCACGTCATGCTCGAAGTCGTAGACCTGCGTCAGCGAGTGCTCGCGGAACAACTTGAAGATGACATCGTGCGGCAGGCCTTCGAGCTCTGCCGGCGTCAGCAGCCGATTGCCGCTGGAGCGCATGAAGCCGTGGGCATCGAGCTGCCAGCGCGCGCGGGAGTACTTGGCCTTCGACTTGACGACGGGCACATCGGCATAGCCGCGGGTCGGGTCGGTCGGCGCCTTGCGGAAGAGCAGCAGGTACTCGCTCATGCCGACGCCCTGACGCGACCCGTCCTTGCACTGCTCGCTCCAGCCCAGGCGGTAGGTCTGTGCGTTCTCGCGCACCACGTCGGTGGCGATGGTCTTGCGGCCGATGAAGTGGAAGCCGTGTCGGCGAAAGCGCGCGACGGTGTCGAGGTCGAAGGGGTACTCGGTCTGAAAGCCCAGGCCGGTCATGCCGCCGGGCACCACGCGATTCTTGACATGGATGGCGGCGACCCGTCCCGGCTGCAGCACGCGCAGCAGCTCGGGAATCAGGAAGTCCATCTGCTGGAAGAAGTGGTCGTTGTTGTCGGTGTGGCCGAAGTCGGCGTAGTTGGGCGAGTACTCGTACTGGGTGGAGAACGGAATCGAAGTGAGGATCAGGCCGACGCTGTCGCTGGCCATGCGCCGGGTCTCGAGAACGCAGTCCTCATTGATGAGCGTGTAGCCCTCGCCCATCACCTCGACGCGCTGCACGCCCAGCGCGCGGGTCAGCGTCTGCGCCATCGCGATGCGCGACAGCCCGTATTCCCGGATGATCTCGGCCATTTTTGCCCTCAGCTCTTTGTCTTGTTGCCACTTGCGTTCGAGGTTCCGGCGCACCTCGCGCTCGGCCTCGGTGTAGATCAGGTCGATGCGCACCTGGTGCTTTTGCAGGAAGCGATGCACGCGGTGGATGGCCTGGATGAAGTCCTTGAACTTGTGCCCGATGCCGAGGAACACCTCCCAGCGGCAATGCCGCTGGAAGTTGCAGCCCGAGCCCAGCATCACGGGCTTACCGGCGAGCTCGGCCACCTCGCCGCGCGCGAAGGCCATCACGGCGGCCTCGCGCTCTTCGAGGTCTTGCGAGCCGTAGACCGACACGACGCCCGGCGCGGCCTGCTCGATCGCCCGGCGTTCGTCTTCGAGGTCGTGCCAGATGATCCGGTGCGCCTCGGGGTCTTCGGCCCGAATCTCCAGCAGCTTGGCGACGCGCTGGTGCAAGCTATCGCGCTTCTCGCGCGCCGCGTCGACGACGCCGATCGCCTGGTGCCGGAACATGCGGGCCTGCCCTGACGCGTCGGCGCCGGCGTCGCTGTGGTCGCTCGGGATCTCGTGCCATCGCACGTCGAGCGGCGGCAGCTCGTAGCCCGCGTCCGAGAAGGACGGGTCGAGGTCCGACGGCCGCTGCACGAAGAGGGCCCAGCTCGCCATCCACAGCCAGAACTCGCGTTCCTTGTGCGGGTGAATGGTCAGCTGGTCGGCCTTCTCGCTGTTGCGCTTGAAGAACCGGGTTTTCGCCTGGCCGACGTCGATGATGTCGAGGAAGGCCGCGTAGGCCAGCAGCTCGATGTACTCATTCGGGCTGGGCGTGGCCGTGGCGGCCAGCCGGTAGGGCACGCCGCCGCTGCGCACCCGCTGGTGCATGCTGCGCCGATCGTCGCCGGCGAACATAGCCATGAACTCCCGGAAGGTCTTGCTGCCGCCGAAGCCGCGCAGGCAGTCGGCCTCATCGAGGCTCACCACGATGAAGGCATTCGGATCGAGCTTGCCCTCGCGCACCGTTTCGTAGTTGGTGAGGTAGATGCCCGCGGGGTCGTCGCACTCGGCCATCGAGCGGATGAATTTCAGGCGTGGCACGCGCTCGGGGTGATCGGCCTGCCATTCGCGCAGCTGCTCGCGCTGGGCGTCGGTGAAGGCCGGGTCGTCGCCCGTGGCCAGTTTGTGCGCGTCCTGCATGAACTCCATGCGCACGCCCAGCGGCAGCACGATGAGGCCCATCCCGCCGGCGAGGTTGCACACGATGCGGACGAACTCGATCTGGTCGAAGGTCTTGCCCAGGCCGAAGGCCTTGAAGATCGCGCGCCGGCCGCCGGCGACAGCCCAGCGCACGGTGCAGCGCTGGAAAGGCGCGAGCAGCGGGTTGATGTCGTCGTCTGCGATCTCGAAGCCGATCGACGGCGCGAGCTGCACCTTGGACTGCAGGAACTCGGTGTAGTCGGTCATGCAGCACCCGCCACCGTCATGGCCACAGCCACATTGCGCACCCAGATGGGCGTGCTGCCGAGGGTGAAGGTCTCGCCGCTCCACGCCAGCATCAGCGTGCGCGCCATTTCCTCGGCAATGGCGGTGGCGGCTGCGGGCGGCACCGCGTTGCCGATGCGCTCGCGCCATGCCTGATCGCTCAGACCGTCGAGTTCGAGCTGTTCCTCGGGGTCGACCAGCGACTGCAGGGCGGCGAGCTCCAGCGTGGTGAAGGGCCGATGCCAGGTGCCGTCGAGTGCGCGGATGCGGCAGACCAGCTTGTCCGCCGGCGCGGGCATCGGGCGAGGGTCGGCGACGCTCCAGCGGCCGTTGTCGTGGGCCGCGGAGCCGCTCACGGCGCCGCTCTGGCCGTCCCACGCCACCACGCCGTAGTGGCCGCCGGTGAGGTAGGCGTCGCCGGCGTTGCGCTGCATGCCGGGGCGTGGGTCCGCGACCGCGTACGAACCTTCGCCCGAGGTGCTGCCGCCGATGACCGTGCGGCCGGGCGTGTCCCACGCGGCGCAGTGGTACTTCCCGAAGAGGCGGTCGGCCTGCGGGCCGCGCGGATCGGCGACGGCCTGGCCGGTGCCGTGCGCGCTGGTGACGGCCATCGAGGCTTTGGCCCACTCGACGATGCGGAACTCGTTCGAGTGCTTCGCAGGACCGGCGTGGCGAGGATCGGCCACGCTGTACGCGCCCTGCATCGGACTCTGCTGGCCGGCAATGGCGCCGGTCGTGTCGGTCCAACGCCGCACGCCGGCGGCCTGCCCGTCGTTCCACTTGCTCGACTGGTCGAAGCGCGGGTCGGCGATCGAGAAGGAGCCGTTCTGCGGGCGGCTGGCGCCGGCGACGACGCCGGAAGCCTCGTTCCAGTCGCGCACGCCGAGCGCGCCGTTGTGCATGTCGGGCACGATGAGGTAGTCGCGCAGGACGCCGTCCTCGACTTCGAGCCGGTTCAAGCTGCGCCAGTCGCTGCCGGCCTCGACGAAGGCGAGGCGAACCCAGGTCTTCCACTGCAGGGCGGGCACGCGGTGCATGGGGCCGGCACGCAGGTCGCCGGGAAGCAGCATGCGGTCGAGCACGTCACCCACGGCGCGCAGCTGGCGCTTGGCCGGCTCGTAGAGGAAGGGCGGCACCTTGGCGATGTGGCGCGCCACCAGCAGGAAGCGTTTGCGGCTCTGCGCCAGGCCGGCGAGCTCTCCGCAGTCGTGGGTCGTTTCGGCCACGGCGTAGCCGTAGGCGCGCAGCAGGTCGCCGATCTGGTCGAGCAGGTGCCGGCCGCGGGTGGCGATACGCGGCACGTTCTCGAAGAGCAGCATCTCGACCGGGTCGTCTTTGTAGGCTTCGAGCAGCAGCCAGATGCCGCGCAGCGTGAGGCGGTTGAGCGCCTGGTACTTGTCGGTCTTGCTCTTGCCTTCGGACAGCAGGCCGCTGAAGCCCTTGCACGGCGCCGACAGGAACACGATGTGCGGCCGCTCGTGGTGGAACGCGGCATGGATGTCCGCCGGTGTGGCCTCGGCCCACGTGGCCGGCGGCTCGGCGCCGTGAAACGACGTGTACTGGCTGCGGTCGAACATGTCGAGCACGGTGCCGGCGACGCCTGCCGCGCGGGTGAAGTCGCGGATCGCTGCCGCGTCGCTGTCGACGCCGCCGACGCAGCGGAAGCGCGCGCGCTGCGTACCGAGGGCGGGCCGTGCGGCGTTGAAGCCCTTGGCGCCGCCGCCCAGCCCGCAGAACAGATGGCCGTGCCGGATCTCGATGGTGGTGGGCATCAGCATGCTGCCTTGCCCTCCACGCTCCGGTCGTGTTCGATGGCCTTGTCAGGGTCAGCAGTGCGCCAGTCCGGCCAAACGCGGCGTTCGTTCTTGGCCTGCTTGGCGACTATGGCCTCGATGATCTGGTTCGGCCGCGCGCCCGTGCGCCACGCGCCGTCGAGTGCGAGGATGACGACATCGATCCATTCGGAGAGGTCCGCCGGCGCGGCCTCTACCTCGATCAGCTCTTTGCGGATGTGATCGCAGACGCCCTTGGTGCGGCGGCCTGGGCCGAAGGTGCGTGCGCTGAACGCCGCTTGCCGGGCCAGGTGAGCGGCGAAGTCGAACCCAGGCACCTCCAACTCTTCAAGCAGGTCGGCCAAGTCGCCGCTGTTCACGCAGACGTGCATGTCGCGGCCGGTGGTGCCGAGCGCGGCGTCGCGCATCTGTTGCGCGAGCTCGCGCAGCCGTTCGGGGGAGAGGGTGCTCATTGGGGCAGTCCTTGGGGCGGGTTGGAATAGAGCTCGGCACCGGACACGTCGGAGAGACGCGCGTCGCCGTTGCGGATGCGCGAAGCCAGCCAGTCGGCGCTCTCGATGAGCGTGGCGCCGATGGCGGGGTGGGCGATGAGAAGGTCTTTGGCCTCGGTCGCGGCGCCGCACAGCACGGGCGCCTGGGCGGCTTGCCACGCGCCTTGCTCGCTCATCTGCAGCACGGTGCGCAGGGCGGCGTGCTGCCGCTTGAGCTGCACCAGCGGGCCGACCATGCCGAGCTGCGCGGCGATCTCGGCACCGATGCCCAGCATCCATCCCAGGTGCGCCAGCAGCTCGCGCTCGGGCTCGCCGTCGGCCGCCATGTAGATGGCGATGCTGATGGTGGTCATGTGCTCGGCCATGCGCTTCTTGGCGATGGCAGTCGCCACGGGGTGGGCATGCGCGAGCTGGGTGCGGCGCGCGTGCTGGCGCGCCCGCTTCGGGGCGGTGGTGGCCTTCAAAGCGTGCGCTCCAGTGCAGCGACGCATTCGAGCGTCGACTCGACCAGCTGCTGCAGGCTTCCGTCGTTGACGATGTCCGCGTCGGCCGTGATGCGGTGGTGCTGCTCGCTGGTGTGGCCGGCGGTGTCGGCCGCCAGCGGCGCGCGATCGGGGCGGTGCACGCGCACGACCTTCGCGCCCATCCGGCGCAGCACCGTCTCTTCCACCGGGTCGCGCAGGTCCGAGACGACGATGCGACTCCAGCCGGTGCCGACCTGGCGGACGATCCAGCGGTCGACGATGCGGGCGTAGTAGTCGGGATCGAAGCGGCGTTGATACGTGGCCCAGCGCTGCAGCACCCATCGCGGGCTGCGAGGCTCGTGCAGGCTGTCGCCGCAGTCGACGCACCAATGCAGGAAGCCGGGCACGTTGCACATGCCTGCTGCCAAGCTTGGGCGGGCCAGTTCTTTCGTGGCCCGATCGGTGAGGTTGCGCACGTCGACGCGCCAAGCCTCCGACACCTCGCGGCGCAGCGCATCAGCGAACGCGATCGCGCCGAAGCCGTGCTCCGGCGCGAGGATGCCGGCGATGGTGTCCTTGCCTACGTCGGTGTGGCCGGTGAGGGCGAGGATGAGGGGGCGCGGACCGGGCCGGGTCAGGAACTGCTCGGCGAACGCACTGCGCAGCGTCTCGGTCTTGCCGAACCGACGCGCGTTCATGGTGATGTGGGTGAGGGTCATGGGCTCTCGGTGGGTGGTCAGTCGTCGTCGCGCTCGCCTGCGGCGGCGCGCTTGAGGTCGAGAAAGGGCAGCGGGCGGCGCTGGCGCCGGGGTGCTTGCCAGCCGGGCGCGGCCGCGGGGCGCCGAGCTGGCGTGCCGGCGGCCGTGGGGTGCATCGCCGCTACGCGCACGAGGCGCCTGCGCACGGGGTCTTGCATGACCGTCTCGAACGCGTCCAGCCAGCGGAAGCGCCGCGCCATGCGGGCGCAGGCCTCGCGCAGCTGCTGCTCGGTGGGCTCAGTCGGACGGGGCATGCAGCGTCTCGGGTCAGGCGTGCCAGGCCGGCACGTCGAGGAATCGCGCTTCCGGGCCGCAGCTTCCGAGCGACGACCGGGCGCGCTCGATCGGCTCGGGTGCTGCGGCAGGGCGTGCGCACTGCCGCTGCCCGGCGCGCGTGGCGCCGTGCTCGCACAGGTCGCACGCGCGGAAGCGCTGGACGACGGCGGCAGCGGCGGGCGCGGCGGCGGACAACCAGCGGGGAGCGTGGGCTCGGTCTGCCATATGTCAGCCCTTGCTGGCCGCCGTGGGCGCGGCGGGTGCCGTGGGTTCGGCGAAGTGGGGGGACTGCGCGCGCAAGCCGGCCAGCAGCAGCACCGCGGCGACGATGGCGACGAAGACCACCAAGCCGCGGCGGGGCGTGGTGCCCTGCGCGCCGACCGTGGCGCGCGTGCGCTGCGCCAGCGTGTCGTGGTTTGCGCGCAGGCGCCCGAGGACGCTCTCGCGCGGCAGTTCCGGGTCGGCTCGCAGGGGCGCGTAGCTGGTGCTGACCCACTCGTCGCGCTCGTGCGGGTAGAGGTCGGGGCGGCTCACGACGGTGCACCTTCGGACTTGCTGAGCTCTTCGCGGAGCCGCGCGGCCTCCCGCAGCGTGGCACTGATGAGCTCCCCGCATGCGTAGAGACGTTCCTTCGCGGAGCACGCGGTCGCCAGTCGCGTGCAAGCGTCGTCGATGGTGGGCAACGCCCGCCCCGGCGGCCGAGGCGGCGAAGGTGGGGCGCTCACGACAGAGCTCCGATGACGTTCAGCACGACCAACGCGATCAGGCCAGCAGCGCATCCGGCCAGGGTGAGAACGTCGGCGCGGGTGTTGGCATCGGCCTTGGCCTGACGGCGGGCACGCACGGCCTCGATCGCCAGGATGTCGTGGTGGTTGAGCCGGTGGGCGGTCATGCGGCCCTCCGCTGCACTGCGTCGATGCAGACGACGGTGGGGCCGACGAAGAGGTCGGGCTGCTGGGCGGGCGCCGTGGCCACGGCGCGGACTTTGCGGCGCGAGCTGGCGGACCGGGCGGCCTGGGCGGCGAGCTGCGCCTGCACGCGCTCGATCGTGGCCCGCACGTCGGTCGCGCAGGCGGGCAGGTAGGGCGCCGGGATGCGCACCTTGTGCGCCATCGGCGGCTGGAAGGGCGCGTGCTGTTGCACGAGCGCGAGGGGACGAGGGGCGTTGCGTGACATGCGCTGTTGCTCCGGTGGTGGTGGTTCAGTGGCCCGCCGCGCGCAGCCGCGCCGCGCCGGCTTTGACGCGGGCTGCGAAGGCGGCGAACTCGGGGGGTCGGGGGTCGGTGGGCACGCGGCCGGGCACGTCGGCCGGCACCGGTGCTGCGGCGGGTGCGAAGGCGCCCGGGTTCAGGCGTGCGAGGGCTTCGCGCTCGCGCTGCCAGCGCGCGTCGGCCTCGCGGATCTGCTGCGCGGCCACGGCGATGCCCGGATCGAAGGTGCCGGCGTTCGGAGCGGGGGCGCGGCGGTGCCGCAGCGGGCCTTCGTCATCGTCTCGGTCGGTGTCGTCATCCCATCCGAGGTGCCGTTTCGTGGTCTTGAAGGGCTCCGGCGGCAGGATGAGGGCGGAATCGTGGTCATTCGGCCAGGGGTTGTCGCCGTGCATGAGCTGGCGCAGCGGCTCACGGGTGAGCCGGGCCGTACAGTTATTGAAACGAGTCCAAGGGCGGCCCAGCGCTGCGCGCTGCGCCTTGTCCTGCTCGGCTTCGCCTGCGCAGGGCTTCCATGCCTGGCGGCGGCTGATGAGCCATTTCCCGCTGCGTGTCTCGACGCCGACGGTGACTTTCTTGGTGATGGTTTCGCCGAAGCCGTTTTTGCTGCACTCGGTGGCACGCACGGCGGTGCGCAGCGCCCACTCGCGGCGCTTCTTGCACATCCCGCCCTGCGCGCGCACGTAGCGCTCCCACGAGGCCTGGATACCACCGACCTTGTGCACCGCGAACCACGCGGCGACGGCGGGCCGCTCGCCGAACTGCAGCCGGATCTGCTCGAACTCTTCGGACGTCTTGTGCCGGAAGCGCTGGCGCAGCGTCTCGGTGCTGCCGTCGAGGGTGCGACGGATGGCGTCGATCTGGTCCTGCGTGACGCGGCGCATCTCGCGCCACACCGTCACGCTCGGCTGGCCGATCGCCTGGAACTGGCGGATGCCCCAGGTGCTGGCCCAGGCATCGACGCGTTGCCAGCCCTTGAACTCGCGCGTGTCCATGACGTGCTCGAAGCCGTCGACGGTGTCGGTGTGCTGGCCGACGCCTGCGTCGCCGCCGTCCTCGGCGCCGATGTTCTTGGCCACGTACTTGGCCACATAGCCCGCGGCGCCGCCGCGAGTCATGGCGATGAACTTGCAGCGGTTGCGCACGGCACCGGGTTCGTCGCCGGCGTCGCTCAGCCAGTACCCGCTGATGATCTGCTGTGCCAGCTTGGCCTGCTCGGCGGAGGTGAACCACAGCAGCGCATGCCAGTGCGGGCATCCGTCGTGGTGCGGCTCGGCCACGCGGAAGCCGTAGCCCTGCACGCCCTTGCGGGCCATCTTGGCGCGGGCCTTGGCCCACATGCCGCACAGCCACTTCTGCGCGTCGCGCGGCGAGTCGCCCTCGAACTTGTTGTTCTTCGTGGGCCTGGCCCAGCGCGACCGGCCGCCCGACAGCACCGCGTGGTAGCGGCTCGGGCAGGTCAGCGTCAGGAACACGCCGTGGTGGCCCTGCGCGTCGGCGTACTCCTCGCAACCTCGGATGCGCGTCATCAGCTCGCCGCGGCGGATGTCGCGGTTGCTGGGCGACACCGCGGCCAGCTCGGCCAGGCTGTAGACCTGGCCGGCTTCGTTGCGCATCTTCGTCTTCTTGAGCAGCGCGGCGTTGCGCTGGTTCTGGTCGACGCGGCGGCGGCAGGCTTCGTCGCTGGCGTAGCCGCCATTGCGGTGGTGCACCACGCCCAGCTTGATGGCCGCATGCTCCACGGTGCGCGCCACCTTGCGGCGCAGGGCCCGGCGCCACCATTGTTCGGTGACGGCGCGGGCGACCAGGCCATCCGACGTGAGGGCGTTGGGCACCTCGACGCCGATGCGCTCGCAGTAGTCGAGCACGGTGTCGAGGCGATCCTGCCGGCTCATCGGCATCGAGTGGCCGTTGAGCAGGTCGTCGACCGTGTCCGCGCAGCGCTTGGCGCGCGCGCAGACCTCGTGATCGTCCACCGCCCAGTGCAGGATGTCCTTGTGCGCGTGCTCGAAGTCGCGCATCGCGTCCACGCGGGCCAGATTCCAGCTCAGCCAGTCGCCGCCGACGGCCCGCACGGTGGGCTTGGGCGGCATGATGATGTCGAGGGCCGGCACCCACTGCGGCGGTACCGTGCCGCGCAGCCGTGCGTCCATCAGCCGAGCCACCTGGGCGACGTGCTGTGCCATTGGCAGGTTGGAACGCTGCCGCATCCAGAAGACCGGATCGGGCTTGCTGTGCTGTGCGGTGACGAAACGCATGGTGGCGGCGCCTACAAGGTCAGCGCGTCGAGCGCGTCGAGGGCGCGCAGCCACGCCCGCAAGATGGCGCGCACGGCGACGCGGTCGCCGTCGGGGTATTCGCGCCACCGGCGCTGCAGCGCGCCGTCGGGGTCGTCGAGCCCTGCCTGCGTGAGCAGGTAGAAGCGCAACATGAGCGGCAGGCCACTCCACTCGACTTCTTCGTGAAGCTCGCCGCGCGGCCTGCCGGCAGCGCTCGAGAACTCGTCGCGCAACTCGGCGAGGCGAACCTTGTGGCCGGCGTAGAACGGATTGGGCTGTCCATCGGGGATGCGCGGGGGCGGTCGAGGTGGGCCGTGGTGCTCTTCGTGCTCGGGCTCAGCCTTCATGCGGCTGCGAGGCGCGCGCGGCTGGGGCGGTCGTGGCCGTGCCCCTGCTCAGCGGCGTGCCGGTGTCCGTGGCCGGGTGGCGGCCGGCAGTGGCGGCGGTGATGTGGCCGGCCTCGATCGCGTCGAGCACCCACTGGCGCATGCAGGTCGTTTCGACGGCGCGGTGGCCGTGCATGAAGACGATGCGGTCGCGCACGATCTGCGAGCCGTCGGCGTCGACGTGGACCACCCGCCAGCCGGCCGCGAGCAACGCCGCCGCCACGGCGTTTTGGGTCTTCGGGGTCCGCCAGTCGGAAAAGGTGTCCGATGGCGCGAGCTGCACGGCGTGGACGCTGCGGCCTTCCGCGCTGTAGCGATGGCTCGCGTAGCTCTGGCGCACGTACTGGATGTCGATGTACGCGCCTTCGGCCTGAGCCGCCTGCACGATGGGGTCGAGTGCGGCGAGCTTGTCAGCGACGCGCCGGATGTCGGCCAGCCGGGCCGCGTGGCGTTGGTGCTCTTCAAGCAGCACCCGGTCGAGCAGCGGCAGGCGCTGGGCCTGTTCGCGCGTGATCTGCGGCACCTTGGGCACGTCGATTCGGCGCGGGAGCTTCTCGGTGTAGCGGCGGGCGGTGTGGGACATGACGGCGGTTTCCAAAGGCGTAGGCGTGAGTCGGGCCGCACGCCCTGAAAAGGGCGCGTGGCAGTGGGTTGGGCAGGGGGGCGCCGGAGGGCGCGGTGGGCGTCAGCCCGGCGGGGCGGCGGGCGTGGCGCTGGTGTGTCGGCTGCTGCTCGCGCCCCAGTCGTTGGTGGGCACGTGCAGGCTGGCCAGGTGGGCGGCTTCTTCGTCCGCTAGGTTGTTGTCGTCGCTCAGCTGAAGCGCGAGCTGGCCGCGACGGATGTGGCGCGACAGCGGCAGCGAAACGTCTGCCGCGGGGATGCTCGACAGCACCAGCACGCGCGCGAATTCCAGCGTCGCGACGCCCACGAAGCCGCACTTCCAATTGCGGCAGCGGTAGGTGATTTCGCGCATGGTCTTGCTCAGGGCGCGGCTGTCGCAGGCCACACACCGGGTGCCGCAGTGCGGGCACTCGATGGTGATGCGCATGTAGCGGTTGTTCGCGTCGGCCTGCTCGGCCAGCGCTTCGGGGGCGGCGTTCATTGCTGCTTGCCTCCCGAGGTGGCGAGGCGCGGGCCGCGGCGGCGGCCGGTGACCATGTCCATGTCCTTGCGCAGTCGAACTTTCGTCAGCCATGTGACCGCCTGGGCGATGCTGGTCAGGCCCTGCGCGCGACGCACCCGGTCGAGCATGGCGTGCTCGGCGTCGGTGAGGGTGATGTGGTGATCCGGCATCTTTTCGGCAGACGTTCGGCGGGGTGTTGACTGGCTCCGGGCCGCTTGTTTGGCGGCTCGCTTTACGCCGCTGCGCGGGGCAGACTGCCGTCCTGCAGCGACTCGCGGCTCACGCCCAGCAGCTCTTCGGCTTGGCGCAGCGCCAGGTCGCGGATGAGCGTGGTGGGCTGCTCACCCAGGTACTCGGCCATGGCCTTGAGCAGCTTCTCTTCGTATCCGTCGAACCGCACGGTGAGACGCTTGTTGCGGATGCGCTTGGGATCGGGGTACATCGTCGAAAGTCCTTCGGGCAAAGGAGGGTGGGATGAGTTCAGGCGGTTGCGGCAGCGGCCAGGAAGACAGTGCGCGCGGCTTCCTGGGGATTGGTCGCCGGGCCAAAGACGCGTTGCAAGTGGCCCTTCAAGACGTAGACCGCTTCTGCGTCCGGCCCGGCCGAAGCGGCCTGGCAAGAACAGTTGCTGGTGGGTGTCTGGCGGGCGCCGGTGAGCAGGTACAGCACGTCGACGCCGTGGGTTGCTATCGCCTGCAGGTACTTGGCGTCAGGCGAGCGCGTGCCCTTCTCGTAGCTCAGTTGGGCGTAGTTCGTGAGTGCCGCGAGTCCAGCGAACTCGGTTTGGTTCATCCGCAGACGCTTTCTCTCCTCGCGGAGTCGAGCGCCGAAATGCGCCTCTGGGGAGTTGGTCTGTACCATCGCCGTGCTATTTACTGTGTGTGCGGCGCAATTTATCACTCAATTGAGTGAATGCGCAAGAAGTTTTATCCGAATGAGTGATTTTGCGGCGCGGCTTCGTGAAGAACGCAAGCGGCTCGGCTTGTCGCAAGGCGAGCTCGCGGCCGCCGGCGGCGTGCAGCTGAATGCGCAGTCGAACTACGAAACTGGCAAGCGATCTCCCGACGCTGAGTACCTTGAGGCGATCGCGATGCACGGCGTCGATGTGGCTTACGTGCTCACCGGGCACCGCATGCTGATGCCGCCTGGATCTGTCGTCGTCGAGCATGCTGCTCCGGTTGCGACAGACCACTACCGGCCGAAGCCGAGGGCAGCGGCGCACGTTGCCGACAAGGCGCGGAGCGTCGGAAAGGGAACTGTGCAACGCGAGGTCACGCCCGAAGAGGCGGCCTTGCTCGACAACTACAAGGCGGCCGACGAACAGGGGCGCGCCGCAGCGCGAAGCGTTCTTGATGCGCTCGCGAAACAGAAAGCCGCGTAGCTTCGGGATCTGGTGGCCGTGGCTCAGTACGGCATGGACTGCGCTGAAAGCTTGGCGCGCGAGTCAACGGGATGAGGGGCCGCAGCTGCTGGCCAAAGTCGCCAAAGTGGCGGCGAGTGTGATGGGGAGACTCTAGGAGGGGTCGATGTTTGGGACTGTGATCGGTTGGGCGCTGGTGGTGGCCAGCGGGCTCCTGTTCGTGACCGCAATGGCGGCCTTCGTTCATCCGCCGTGGTTTCGCGATCCGAAGACGGGGAAAGTTCCCCCTCGTTGGAAACTCCTGCTCACCGCATGGATTGCGCCCGTATTCCCGGCTGCGCTTGGTCTGGCATTGCTGCTCTGAGTGCGTACATGCTCGGTGCTGTGTTTGTGGCCGTGTGCCTCACGGTAGGCGTGTCGGATGGCGACACGATCAAGGCCCGCTGCGGCGACCCAGGCGCGTATGAAGAGGTGAAGGTGCGCATCGGTGGCATCGATGCGCCCGAGAAGCGACAGCCGTTCGGTCAGCGCGCCAAGGAGGCGATGTCGGACCTGGTCTACATGAAGTCGGTCAAGCTGGAATGCTCCAAGCTCGATCGGTATGGGCGGCATGTCTGCACTGTGAGCACGGCCGCCGATGGCGATGTTGGCCTTGCGATGGTGCGGGTGGGGTTGGCGTGGTGGTACAGGGACTATGCGCGCGAGCAGACGGCGGCTGCGCGGGGGCTGTACGAGCGCGCTGAGGCCCAGGCCAGCGGCGCGAAGCGCGGGCTGTGGGCGGAGGCTGATGCGCAGGCGCCGTGGGAGTGGCGACGCGCCAGCAGGGCAACAACATCGGAGTGAAGGAGAAGAGTTGAGATGAGCAAAGAGGTTTCGGTCAATCTGTTTGACGTTGAGTGGAGCGAGGACCGCTTCCAGCAGCTCAGCGTCACGTTAGACGAGTACGCGGCGCTCCCCCTGAACGAGCGGTGGCGCGACGACATCCGGCTAGAGCGGGTTGAGCTCCATCAGTCCCAGGGCCAGAACGTCTACCTGCTCGATTTCAGCAAGCGGCGGGACGTGGGCCCCGGCAGGCTCGGCCACGTCGCGCCGATCGCCGCGATTCGCCTTGCCCAAGACGAAGACTTCGGAGAAGAGACGGCGGCGATGTATGTGCCTGCGCGCCGTTGGCTGCTTGTGTTGCACAACCAGTCTGGCGTTGGGCCCAGTCGAATGATGTCCTACTTCAACGCCCTAGACCCTGGCGTCGCCAATCGGCACTTCGACTATGCAGCCCGCCCACGACTGGACCCCGGCGCGCAGCAACGCTTTGGCGGGATGCGAGCGATTTCTACAGTTTCGGTGACGGCTACGCTAGATGCACTGGCAGCTGCTCAGGCAGGTACGGGAACATCGCTGGCTGAGGCGACCCGCTCTGTTGGCGCGAAGCGTGTCAAGGTCGAGCTTCTGGCCAATGAAGCCTACGGGCGCGGCGACAGACTGGCCAACGGTCCTACGCGGAATTTCATTCGAGGCCTCTTGCGACAAGACCCCGCGGAGGTCACACATCTAGAAGTGAAAGGCGAAGTCGATGGGCGAGACCAGCTGATCGACCTGATTGAGCATAAGGTCAGAAGGAAGTACTCTGCAAACGAGTTGGTTGTGGTTCATCATCGATACACCTTGGAGTCAAGATGGAATCTACTGCTCCGCACGCATCGTCACTGGCTCGCCAATCTTTAGCTCTTATGCCCACGCGCCTGCAGATCGAACGATGGGCGCCCACCTTCGTGGGCGCTGCGGTCGCTGTCGGCTGGTGGTTTGCCGATGGGAACATCGGGCAGCACTATGCCAAGGAGCTGATGGCAGCGCTTCTCTCCGCAGCTGCGATTTCTGCTGGGTTCCTCACGACCGCACTTTCGATTCTGCTGCCACTTGCGGCTGCGCCTCTAGGTAAGCGGCTCAAACGAAGCGGGTATTTGCCGCACCTGTTCAGCTATCTGCGTTGGGCGTTGTACAGCTGCTTGGCACTCTCCGGAGCGTGCGTGGTTGCATTCTTTTTTGTGCCGGAGTCCGGGGCGCTCCCGAGGATGGTGTCCACGACCATCATTTTCCTTTCTGCGTTCGCCGCAGCGGCGCTGGTTCGCATCGCGGAGGTGCTCATCAACCTTTTCGAGCTGGCGAGTGTCCCGGAAGACTTGGACGGCTAGATCGCGTCGGACGATCCTTTTCCTGAGTCCAAAGCCCGCATCGCCGGGCTTTTTTCATGCGCGATTGGCAAGCTACTCGTCGCTGCCCGCGCCCTCTTGCCCTTCGACGCCCTCGGCCTGTTCAGTCTCGAGCGTGAGCTGACTGGTGTACCCGCCGCTCGCGTCGAGGGAGTGCCGCACGCGGGCGACAATCCACCGCGTCTCATCGATGCGGTCCTTGAAGCCCGCTACGCGCGCGGGGCGCTGGGGCATGGCGTCCTGCCGGCCGTAGGCGAGGATGATCTCGAAGTCGAAGATGCCGCGCTGGATGCGCATCCACTCGGCGCGCGCGGCGGCCAGGGCGTCGGCCTCGCTGGCGTAGGTGGTGCGCAGTTCCTTCGCGCGGCCGCTGATGCCGGCGAGGACCGACGAGCGGTGCCCGGTCTTGATGTTGTTGAACCACGCCTTCACGCCCGAATACGCATCGCGGTCGGCGCGGCTCCAGCGGTGCTGGTCGCCATCGGTGCGGGTGATCAGCAGCACCGGCAGGGCCTTGCCACTGGCGGTGCGCGCAGCGCGGGCCTGGCTGAACAGGAGCTTGCCGTTCTTCACGGTGCACAGGCAGTCGAAGGTCTTGGCCAGGCGGCGCAGGAAGGACGCGTCGGACTCGCTCAGCTGGTCGGCGTGCTTGACCTTGCGGCCGGCCACTTCCTTGGCCACCGTCGCTTCGAGGTCGTTGCGCTTGGCCACGCTGGTGACGATGGCGCCGACAGTGGTGTCGTGCCAGGACTCGTCGCGCAGGCCGCGCAGGCTGTCGATGAGGTCGGCCGCCCGCGCGCGAATGGTGATCTGGTCGGGCGTTCCGGAGTGCTCCACGGCCTGCACGGTGTACTTGCCCTTGTCGATCATCCCGACGGGGAAGCCTAGTTCCTCGCTGCCGATCTGGCGGTAGGGCGCGGCCATGGGCTCGGCGCGCCAGCCGATGGCCACCTCGATCGTGTCGCCGGTGTCGGGCAGCTGCACGGCGCCGTCGTGGTCGCTGACCACGAGCTCCAGCTCATCGGAGTCGTTCGCCCGGTCTTCGGTGATGTGCAGGCTGACGAAGCGCGGGCGGATGCGATTGGACACGTTCGCGCCGTTGACGGTGATTCGCCAGATGGGCGTGAGGTGCGCCGCCACGCGGCCGCGGCCGATGACGCCGGCGCGCTCTTCGACCTTGGGCAGGCTGCCGGCGATGGTGTCGGTGTCGGACATGCGGGCCTACACCCCGGACACGCCGAGCGATTCGCCCAGGCTGTTGGCGGCGTCCTGCAGCAGCGCCCCGAGGTCGCCCATGCTGTCGGCGAGCATCTGGTCGGCGGCTTCCTGCGCGTCCTGATCGACGCGCTTGAGCGTGACCGTGAACTCGATCCGCCGCGCCTCGCCGTTGGGGTAGAAGAGGCTGCGCGTCTCCTGCAGCTCGGTGATGACGAAGGCGCCGTAGATGGTGCCGGTGCCCTCCACCAGCACCCAGGCCGCGCCCTGGTCGGCCATGAGGCGCAGCACCGACAGGCTGACAGGCTGGCCCGCGAACTCGGGGAGCACCACGCCCGTGAGCGTGATGATGTCGTCGCCCGGCCCCAAGTACTGCGAGGCCGGCCGGGCGCCGACGAGCTGCTGATCGGCGTGGCGCCAGCTGCTGCGGCGCTGGAGTTCCTGATAACTCAGGGTGTCGAGCTGGAAGACGAAGAGGCCGAGGCAGAGCATGGCGGGTCAGTTGTCGTAGTCCATGAACGCGCCGCGGGCCCGGGCGCGCTTGGCGGCGTCGCGGCGGTCGAGCTCGGCGCCCACGGCGCGGGCGAAGTCCTGCGCATCGGCACCGGCCGGTGCGTTGATGTGGATGGTGATGGTGTCGCCCTGTATCACCACGCCGGCACCGGCGCCGCCGGCCGGTGACGACAGTGGCGGGCGGGTGTCGAAGCTGGCAGCCATGGCGGGCATGCCGACGGCTGTGGCGCCGGCCATGCCGAGCGCTGCGGCGCGCAGCATGGGGCGGGTGCGATCGATGCCGAGCGCGGCGCCCTCGACGATGAAGCCGCCGGCTTCCATGAACACGCGCGACGGGGACTTGATGCCGAGCTTTTCCTTGAACCAGCCGATGGTGGCGTTGGCGGCGCCCTCGATGGCGGTCTGCACGAAGCTCAGCCCGCTCATGATGCCGCTGGCCACGCCTTGGATGATGGCCATGCCGAAGGTGGTGAACTTGCTCGGCAGCTCGATGCCGAACCAGCTGAGGACGCCGGCGAAGGCCTGGTAGAACAGGCCCAGCGGGGACCAGTTGATGATGGCCTGCGAGATGGTCGACACCACGCCCATGAACGAGCCGCCGAGCTGGTCCCAGATGGTCTTGAGGCCGCCGACGATGCCTTCCCAGTTGCGATAGATGAGGAAGGCCGCGCCGGCCAGCAGCGCGATGGCGATGCCCAGCGGGTTGGCCAGCAGCATGAGGCCCATGCGGCCCACGGCCATCCCCACGCTCAGGAAGGCCGAGCCGAGCCGGCCGAGCAGGCCGATGCCACCCGACAGCAGCGGGCCGAAGCGGATCATCTGCAGGCCGAACAGGCCCAGGCCGTACCGCACGACGGCGAAGGGGCCGAGCAGAGCGGCGGCGCCCAGGCTGAGCGCTCCGAAGCCGACGGCGAGCAGGCCGACCCACAGGACGGCCTTGCCGAGGAAGGCAGCGAGGGCGGGGTTCTCACGTGCAAACTCGGTGACGCGCTGCAGCGCGCTGGAAGCGGTGTTCATCAGGCTGATGTACGTGGGCAGCAGTGCCTTCCCGGCTTCGCGCATGGTGTCGTGGAAGCGGGCCATCGCCTCGACTTCCTGGCCGCTTACGGTGCTGCGCGCACGGGAGTCGAGTTCGTCGATTCCGAAGGCGCCTGCATTCAGCCCAGCGTTCTTTCGAATCTGGTCTCGCATCATGAACATCTGCGAGAACAGGCTCGACGCGGTGCGGTTGCTGAAGATGCTCCCGATCGCGTCGTTCACCTGGTCGGTAGTGGTGAGGCCCTTCGCGGCGAGCGCCGGCAACAGGATCTTCTCCATCCACTCGAATTGGTTGGTGCGAAAGAGATCCGCGCCCTTCAAGGCGCCCGGGTCGAGGAACGACACCTGTCCCGCCTTGTCGTGCTTGACCTTCGACTCGTCGCCGATGAGCCCGAACTTCTGCAGGTTCGCTGCGGCGCGCTTCGTCGTGCGGCCCTGATACAGGTTCTGGTAGGCGGACATGGTCGCGACGCCGGCGCTCGCGCCGCCCATGATCTGCACGATGGGCTCAAGCTGGTAGTACATGGCCTCGCTCGACAGCGACTTCGCGGCAATGCCGCCGCGCTTGATGAAGTCGAGCCATTGCGTCGAGTCGACGCGGCCGCCGGTGGCCGTGATGACTCGCTGCACCATGTCGGCCTGCTTAGTGAAGTCTTCCTTGCTGTTGAGCCCGTTGCGCGCCTCGATGACCTTGAGCATGTCCATGAACTTGCGTTCGTTCTCGGTGCCCTGCTCTTCACCGAACATCGCCTTGTTGGCGAACTTCATCTTGGCCAGCGTGGGCATCACCATCTCGGCGTGGTGCACGTCGGCAAAGGCGGTGGTCGCGTCCAGCATCAGCCCGAGGTTGTCGTTCACGCTGGTGCCGAAGGTCTTCATCCGCTTCGCGTACTCGATCGCCTTGTCGGACTCGGCTTTGCCCAGGCCCAGCGACTCGATGCGCGCCGTCGTGGTCTCGTACTCGCGCACCTGGTGCAGCGGCTCGGTGACGGCGCGGCGGATGCCGTAGGCGGTGCCCAGGCCTGCCGCCCCGCCCATCGCCAGGTGGCCGGCCGTGGCGCGGGTGCGGCCGTAGGCCTGCCCGAGCTGCGCGCGGCGGGCGTTCATGTCGGCCAGGGCGCCGAGGCGGGCTTTCTGCTGGGCGATGGCGCCGTTGGTCGATTCGATCTCGGCCTTCAGGCGGGCCTGATCGCTCGACAGCTTGCCGATGCCGCTGGCGGTGGCGGCGGTGCGAAGCTGCGCGAGAGCGGCGCGCTGCTTTTCGTAGGCGGCTGTGGCGCGGTCGACCTGCGCCTGCATGGCGCGGGCCTGCTCACTGCTGGCGCCGTAGGAACGTGCGGTGCTGGCCAGGTTGGCCCGCAGCACCTGCAGGCTGGTGCTCTGGCGCCCGAGCTCGCCCTGCAGCTTGCGGATTCCCTCGACCTGCGCGGCCTGGCCGTTGAGCAGCTTGAGGGCGTCGCGCGCCTTCTTCAGGCTCTCGGCGGTGGCCTTGCTCTGGGCGTCGAGCGGCTTGAGTTCGTTGACCGCCTTGGTGGCCCCGGCGAGGATCAGCTTGAGGGTGAGGGGGTTGGTCATGGCAGTCGGTGGGTCAGTCTTCGTCCTTCTTCGGGGCGTAGCGCTTGCGGGCCGCCTCGCGCCAGTCCATCAGCTCGCCCAGCGGCATGGGGTCCATGTCGGCCGGGCGCCAGTGGAAGACGAAGGCGCAGTCCGCCATCGCGTCTTCTACGTGCTCTGCAAGACCGCGTCCCGAATGGACTTCTTGAGCAAAAAACTGATGACGATGCCCCCCGCTTCCGACAGGTCGGCCGGGTCGAGCTGGGCGCACTCGTGGGGCGTCAGGCTCGGCTGGCTGATGCGCGGCAGCAGCTTGAGCAGTTCGTCGGTGTCGGCCGAGTGCAGGCGTTGCAGCGACAGGCCGCGCAGCTCGCCGGCGTTGGGTTTGCGCAGCGTGATCTCGGCGATGGCCGTGGTGCCGCGCTGGATGGGCGTGTCGAGAGTGATGGTATTCGGCAGGCTCGGCGCGGGGGCGGTGTCGGGCTGTTGGGCGTGGTCCATGGTCTGTGCTCAGGTGATGGAGGGATGGGCTGCGGGCGGCGCGGCGGGCGCTGGCGTCAGAGGCTGACGCCCAGGCCGATGGCGAAGCGGATGTCGCTGTACACGTCGACGCCGCCGACCTTGAAGACCATGCCGGGCAGGTCGATCTCGAGCAGGTCCTCGTTCGCGACGGTGACCTTGTAGTAGCTGAGCCCGATCTTGAATTCGTGCTCGTTGTCGTCGCCGGACTTGGCTTCGTTGGGGTTCCACTCCAGCAGGCGGCCGCGGCAGATGACTTCGACGGCCGTCACGAGGCCGGTGCTGTCTTCCTGATAGGCGCCGGCGAAGCGGAACTGGCTGGCGCCGACGGTCTGCGCGCCGAGCATGGCGATGAGCTGCGTTTTCAGGCCGCCGGCCTTGAGCGCGAGCTCCAGCTTTTCGAGGCCGAGCTCGACCTGCACCGGGCCGTGCATTCCGCCGGCGCGATATTCCTCGGTCTTCTTGGTGACGGTCGGCAGGGTGACGCTCGGGATTTCGCCGAGCCAGCTTTCGCCGTCGCCGAACATCGCGAAGTTCTTGAGTTTCTTGGGCAGGCCCATGGTCGTTCTCCTGTGGTCCTATGCGGTGGTGCGGGGTGCTGTCGCTCGATCGCCGTCCGCTCAGGCGGCCTGCACGGCCGCGGCGAAGTTGGCGAGGAAGTCGTCGGTGATCGTCTGCATGAAGCCCAGGTCTTCCAGCGGCGGTACCGGCGTGTAGCGGTAGCTGATGCGCAGGCGGCCCTGCGCGAGCTCTTCCTTGGGGTTCAGGTCGGGATTGAGGAAGGCCTCGAAGCCGATCAGGTAGCCGCCGAGCACGAGCTCGCGGCCCTTGGCGTTGATGCTGGCGAGCATGTCCTTGACGAGGCTCGGGTGCATCGGTTTGTCGACGAAGGTGAAGTGCGCCTCGGCCATCGTGTCGGCCAGCACCTGGGCGGTGCGGGTGTAGTTCTCGAAAAAGAACTTGCCGCCCTGCGCTTCGGTCGTGCGGTTGCCCCAGAAGCGGTAGCCGCTGCGGTTGATGATCGTCGTGACTTCGAGGCTGTTGAGGTAGGTCGTGTCGCTGCTCGGGCTCTGCAGGTCGAAGAACACGTCGGCCGTCATGCCCTGCGGGCCGTTGACGACGATGTTCGACAGGGTCTTGTGCCAGCCGATCTGCTGGTCGAGCTTGGCGCGCAGGCCCAGGGCGTAGGCGGTAGCGGGCACCGGATCGGCCTCGCTGGTGGCGACGTTCCAAGCCAGGAAGTTCGGCCAGATGACCATGAGCTCGCGCTTGCCGAACTTGGCGCGGTACGTCGTGGCCTCTTCCTTGGTCGTGGCCAAGGCCAGGCCGTCGGCCTTGCGGGCGGCGATGTAGGCGAAGCCGCGCAGCTGCTCGGCGACGACACCGATCTCGACGGCGACGGCCTCGGTGTCGAGGCCCGGCGCGCCGATGATGCGCGGCTTCACGCCGAGCTGGCCCTGTGCAGCCAGCAGCGCCTGCAGGCCGGTCTTGAGGCCTCCCGCGGTGGTGGTGCCGATGACGTTGCTGGTGGTGGCCGCGTCGTCGACGCCCGGCTCGACGCGCACGACGATGGTGAGTGCCTGGGCCTGCTGGCTGATCGCCTTGAGCGCCTGCGCCAGCGTGCCGGTGGCGCCGGCCTTGCCGATGCTGCCGCCGGGGTTGGTCAGCAGCACCGGCGTGTTCAGCGGGAAAGCGTCAACGTCGGCCGCTGGGCCCGTGGCCACGATGCCGATGATGGCCGTGCTGACGACGCGAATGGTGGCGCCGCCTTCGTCGACTTCGAAGACGCGTACGCCGTGGTGGTATTCGGTGGACATGGTGGATTGCTCCTGTGTGAGACGAAGGGGTCAGCCTCGGTGGAGGCCAGAGGGGTCGGCGCTGTCGAGCAGCTGCACGCGCAGGGCGAGGGCCCAGCGCTGACGCCAGCCGGTGCCGGTGGTGCTGAGCCGCCAGAGGCGGCCCGATAGCGTCCATTCGCGCGGCCACTCCATGAGCACGAGAGTGCCCAGGATCAGGTGGTAGACGAGGTCGATGAGCAGGCCCTTGGCGAGCACGTAGGTGCCGAAGACACGCTGCCAGCGCGTGAGGGTGCCCTCGTCCCGCAGCATCTTGAGGCGCATGACGGCGACGAAGTGCGTCCACAGCGACAGAGTGCTGTGGGTGAGAAGCGCCAGCACGAGGACGGCGATGATCGGCGCGGTCACAGTTGGCCCGCCTGGATGAAGAGCTCGTCGAGCCGGCCCGGCGTGAGGCCGAGCTGTGCCGCGAGCTGCTGCAGGAACGGGGAGCCGCGTTCGTACGTTGGCGCCTTCCACTCGATCTCGGCGCGCCGGCGCTCAATCGGGTCCGAAATACCGGCGATTAGCGCCTCGGCATCGTCGAGTAGCCCAACTTCCAGCAGTGCCAGGTGGGCTTGACGCTGGCTCACCTGGCTGGGAACCTGCGGCGCGAGCGCCGGACGGACTGTCGCGATCGGGTGCCCTGCAGCGTCGGCAGTGATGAGCTTGCCCGCAGCCTGCTCGCTGAGCAGCGATTCGTAGCGCGCCCGCGTGATCTCGACGGCGTCGGCAGGCATGTGCTCGCCATGGATCGCGTCGTCGTAGAAGCCGCCCGAAGACGAGGCGAAGAACAGAGCCATGTCAGAACCCCAGGATGATTCCGGACACTGCGACCGCCCCAAAGGCCGGTGCGTTGCCGATGTTGATTGCGACGAACGACGGGCCCGGGGCGGTGCCCGTGATCCGCTGGCCGAAATTCGAGGTCGCTTCGTTGACCGGATAGAAGGCCGTCCCGCAGCACAGGTTGGGGAAGGTGGTCGGATACGTGATGCCGATCGTCGCGTCGCCGGACGAGTTGGCGGTGCCCGTGATGTTCCGGACCCACTGGAGGATCAGCCCGCCGGGGAGCTTGATGTACCCGCTCGTGCCGAGGGACAGCGGGAACAGCGAGCGCACGAAGGCAGTATTCGCGAGCCGCTGGCTGTTGTCCGTCGCGGCTTGCGTCGGTGCCGTGGGATTGCCCGTCAGTGCTGGCGAGGCCAGCGGCGCCTTGGTCGCCAGTGCGGCCGTGACGGTGGCCGCGAAGTTCGCGTCATTGCCCAGTGCGGCTGCCAGCTCGGCGAGGGTGTCCAGCGCGGCTGGCGAGCTGTTCACCAACGCCGCGATGGCCGCGGCAATCTTGGCGTTGCCCCGAGGGTCGTTCCAGTACACCGGGTGCGGATCGGCCTTCGCCTCGTGCACCGTGACGGCATCGCCCAGCAGGGCGCCGAGCTCGGCCTCGGTGTACCCCCAGCGCACCCACTTGGCAGGGTCGGTGCCGGGCTGTGTGCCAGCACTGGTGCCGACGCTCTTCCACGTCTGACCGCCATAGCTGACATAGGACTCGCCCGCCGGATAGATGAAGTCCGCGCGCCAGGGCGACACGTTGCGGATGCGCTGGTACCGGCCGCGGCTTGCGAGCTGGCGCGGCGCTAGGTTGTCAATGCCAGCCGGCCCGCCGAGGACCGGGTCGTCCTCTTCGAGCTGGTAGATACCGTCGAACCATTCGTCGGTTTCGTTCAGATTCGCCATCAGGCGCTCCCATGGTTGAAGGCGCCATCGCGACGCGTCGCGCCGTTGTGGCTGTTGGCCACGGCGACATAGCGAAGGCCGACGAGATGGCACCGGGCCGGCGCGACGGCCGGCAGCAGCTTGCGCAGGCGCTCGGCCTGGGCGTTGGTGATGGGTCGATCGTTGAACACGACCTTGTAGGTGGCCCAGGAGGCGCCCAGCGAGGCGTGCGGAAACTCACCGTCGCGGCGGATTTCGCCGTTGTGGGTGCGGCCCCCGACGCGCTCGATGATGGTGACTTCGCCGAAGCCGAGGGCACGGACGAGGAGCTTGATGGCCCAAGGTGTGCCCTTGCGGCGGTGCACCTCGATGCTGGTGAGGATCAGCTGCCGGCGGGCGTCGTCGGACTTGGCTTCCTGCCAGGCTTCGACGGACAGCGTCCACGACAGCCACGGCAAGGCGTCGGCCATGCAGAGCAGGGCGGTCCACAGATGGCGCAGGCTGTCGGTGGACAGCGCGTAGGCCTCAATGCCGGCGAGCGCGGACTCGAGCGGCGTGCGGTTGGGCGGCAGCAGGCGCTGGGAGGCTGTAAGGCTAGTCATCTTCGCCATCCACCACGGTCGTGAGGTTGATGGAGGTGACGCGCACCCACTGCGTGCGATCGCAGAGGATGTCCGCCGCCGGGACGGTGAGGTCCACGCGGTTCATCCCAGCCTGGTGCAGGGCCGCATCGATACCAGACCGGGGCAGGCCGGCGCCGAGGCGTCGGATGTCCGCAAGCCACTTTTCGAGCGCGGCCGATGCGGCTGCGGCGCCGACCTGCCCGGCCGGACCGGGCTTGAGGTGGAGCGTGGCGGTGATGGCCGACTCGATGATCTCGGGGCCCTGGACCGTGACAAGGTCGCACAGCGGTCGCACGTCCTCTTCGCTGAGCGCGGCGCGCACGGAGTCGAGCAGCTGGTCGGTGGGCACTCCGCTGGGGTCTGTAGCCAGCACGGTGACGCGCACGGTGCCGGGCGCCGGGCTGTCGACGCCGACATCGGCCACCAGCGCGCTGGCGCTGAGCGCATGGAAGCGATAGCTCTCGCGCGGGCCGGCGGTCGTGATGCCTTCGAGCGCGAGCTGCGCGCGCTCGCGCAGGCGATCGTCGCTTTCGTACACCGCTGGCACGGGCGGATTGGCGTTCAGGTCTGCCGGAGTGATGAGCAGACGCTGCACGCCGAGGTTGGCCGCCTGGTGGTCGAGGTCAGTGCCGACGGCGTAGGCCAGCATGCAGGCCTTGGCCGCGTCGTTGATGCGCTGGCGCATCAGCATTTCACGGTAGGCGCCGAGCTCCAGCAGCTTGGTGATGGGGTCGGATTCCAGCAGCAGCGAGTAGTCAAGCCCCGCCTCAGCGCACAGGGTCTGGAACTGCGCCTTGTGGTCCTGCAGGATGGCCTCGAAATCCAGCACCTCGATGACCGCTGGCGGCGGCAGCAGCGTCATGTCGAGGCTCATGCCGAGGCCCCCACGGTGACGCTGGATGCGACGGTGTCGACACTGCCAATGTCGCGTCGGCGCAAATGCAGCTGGCACTTGCCCTGTGCATTGAAGGCCACCGTGGCGCTGAGCAGCCGTGTGCGCGGCTCCCACTTCATGATGGCCTGGGCGGTGGCGGCGATCAGGCGCAGGCGGTTGGCGCCGGTGGCGGGATGGTCGACCAGCTGCGGCAAATAGCTGCCGTAGTTGCGACGCATGAGGCGGGTGCCGATCGGCGTGCCGAGGATGTCGGCGATCGACTGGCGAATGTGCTCGCGACGCGCGAGCATGGTGCCGGTGGTGTTGGAGATGCCCGTCATGGCACTGGCCCGTCGCTGATGTCGCTGCCCGACTCGACGCCTGAGGTGCGATGGCTCTGCAGGCTGATGTCGCCCGCGACGATGTCGCCGCCGTCGGTGGTGATGCCGTGTCCGTTGATGAACTCCACGTCGGTGTCGATCTGCACGCCCTTGCCGCCCGGACCGATGCCGCTGCCCATCATTCCCTGCTGGAAGGTCAGAAGGCCCTGCACGACCAGCTGGCCGGTGGCGGTGGTCATAGGAGCGTCGAGCGTGATCTGCGCGGAATGCACGGTCGCGCTTTCGCTCGCCGTCACGTCGGCGGTCTTGCAGGTGACCTTGATGGAGTCGGGCACGTCGACATCGGCCGTGCCGCCCTCGGGCAGCGTGACCTTGAGGGCGTGGGCTTCGTGGTCGTATTCGAAGACGGCGCCGTCGGGGTACTTGGTGACGGTCTTGTTCCGGTCGGAGCTGGGCGTCGGCCGGCTGGTGGTGGGCAGGCCGGCGAGGGCGAAGCCGCCTTCGGTGAGGCCGTTGGGCGACAGCAGCATGACGCACTCGCCGACGGTGGGCGGGTTCCATGTGCCGGTGTCGCCGGCGCGCAGCTCGAAGTAGGGGCGCCAGTCGGTGGTGGCCGAGTCGGTGAGCTGCACCCGCACCAGTGGGGGCGTGCGGGCGTGGTCGACCGCCGCGATGGTTCCGACGCGCAGGATGTTCGCGACCTGGCGTTTCAGGTCGTCGAATTGTTCTGGCGCTTCGGATGGTCCCGGCATGCGCTCACTGTGCCGGCGGGGTCGCGCGAAGGCGAGCAGCGGCGCATGTATGGGTGGCGGGGACTGATACCCGGGCCGGGACTGTGGCGCGTCAGCCCGCGGCGGTGATGTGGTGCAGCAGGATGTCGGTGATGGCGTCTTCGTCGGCCGCCGTGAAGCCCAGCAACTCGCGCCGGGCGTACTGGGTGGTCGGGCTGTTGGGCTTGCGCCAATCGACCTTGTCGCGCAGGCCGTACTGATGCACGCGGGCGATGCGCGCGGTGCGCCCGCCGATGGTGATGGTGGCCGTCTCGGCGGTCGAGGCCTTGCGCATGTACTTGGCCTGTCGCAGCTTCTCGAACATGGTCCGGCGGATGCTGCCCTTCTTGGCGCGCAGCCGCGGCTTGCGGGGCGCGTAGGGCGTGCCGTCGGGGTTGCGCTGGGCGGCAATTCGCTCGGCCTGGCTGCGGCGCAGGTACGTGACCACCTGGGTCATGGCGGCCCGACGGCGCGGCAGCGACAGGCCGGCGAGCAGGGGCGCGGCCCAGGTGGACAGTCGGTCGAGCGCGTCGGCCATGCTCAGGTGCCGTCGATCGGCTCGATGCGCCACTCGGCCGCGAGGTCGACGACGGACTCGGGCGACTCGAAGCCGGCGAGCAGCGGCTCGCCGATGTGGCGTGTGGTCAGGCGGTTGACGCCGCCGACGGTGCCGCCCTGCACCGCGACGGTCTCGGTGAGGTCGAGCTCGATCGCTACGTCGACGGTCTGGTGGTCGATGATTTCGGCCTCGAAGCGGAAGCCTTTGGCCCGACGCTCGGGGTTGTCGAACAGGTCGGGCTGATGGCGCTTGAGCCACGCGACGACCGGGAGCATCAGCACGTCGGTGCTGTCGGCCCAGTCGGTGACGACGATGTTCAGCGTGTAGTGGTAGTCGAAGGACAGCGCCGGCGTGCCGGTGTGCACGATGTTCCCACGCTCGATGAAGATGGTCAGCTTCTCGGGGTTGGTGGCCAGGTCGGGGCAGGCGTTGGCCAGGTGGTCGCGCAGCAGCTGCGGCTTCTTCATGGCTCAGGGCTCGGCGCCGGGGTCGGTGGCGCCGCAGAGGATGCGGTCGGCGCGGATGGTGTCGGCGAGAAGCCGGATGCGGTTGTCTCGGTCGACAAGAGTCGCCCGGAGCTCTTCAGCCAGGAGTCGACCCTCTGCAAGACTGGCGTCGAGTCCGGCCGCATAGCTTGCGAGACGATCGCGCTCAGCTTCGCTGGCCTTGGACATGGCGCGGTATCGATCGGCCCGGCGGTCGGCGTCACGCTGCAGGCGCCGAGCATCAGCGATGCGAGCAGCAGCGTCAGCAGCAGCAGGGGCCTGAGCGGTGACGAAGCGATCGACGGCGGTGGTGGACTGGCTCGCATGGGCGGATGCCTTTTCGCTGTTGGTGATGACCTGGGTGGTGGTGGCCTGGGCGCGGGTGGTCTTGTCCTTGTCCCACGCCTGCTGCACGCGGCCGGCGCCGTAGGTGTCGCCGGCCCAGAAGCCGGAGGCGGCCGAGGCGGCGGCGACCAGCACGCCGGCGGCAGCGGTGATCAGGATCTGCTGCATGGTCAGGCGACGGTGAGCAGTGCGTCGAGCGCGCGGTTGCAGCGCTCCACGCGATCGGCGCGGCCGACCATCGCCGGGTTGATGCGGCTGGTGATGGTGTCGATCTGCCAGCCGTCGGCGAGGGCGTTGAGGCCGTTGGTCTGCCAGTACCAGCCCGAGGCGACGGTACCGCCTTCGGCCTGGGCGGCGATGTCCGGCTTCGCCTCGAAGGGCAGGCCGGTGCCTTTCTCCGCGGCGCGGTAGTTGCCGCGACCGGTGAGCTGGATGAGCCCGCGGCCGCGGTAGGTCCAGCCGTCGCCGGACTCGATACCGCCATTGCCGTTGCGATTCGCATAGACGATGTTGGCCATGGCCTTCGGCTGGCCCACGTACGCCCGTGCCTTCTCGACCTGGCGCAGGGCGCTGAACATCTTCGCGATGCGGGTGGGGTCGGAGTAGTAGAGGTTTTCTTCGAGCCGGGTGAAAGCGCTCGACTCGTGGCTGCACTCGCCGATGAAGGCGGCCATGCGCCGCGGCGTGTTGATGCCGAAGCGATCGGCGGCCGTGAGCAGGTGCGGCAGGAAGACGCGGGCGACGGTGGGCGTGATGCCCGCGGCGATGAGCTGGGTGAGGGTGAGGGTCATTGCGGCGTGCTCGGCGAGGTGGGCGGGTTGGGCACCGACGCGGCAGGGCCGCCGGCGCACTCGCCGTATAGCCGGATCACCTGGGCGGTGTAGTTCTCCAGCTGCTGCCGCGTGGCGCGTTGGGGCGGGTCGGGCAGCAGCTGGCAGCGCGACGCCGGCGCGGCGCAGCCGGAGAGGGCCAGAACGGCAAGCAGGAGGGCTGCGGCGCGCTTCATGGGCGGGCGTCTTTCATGCGCTGATTGGTTTCTCGCACCGCGCGTGTGACCGCTGGCGCTGGGGCGGCAATGGGCTCTGCGGCCTCTCGCGCCGTGGCGGCTGCGGTACCGGCCCGGGCCGCGGCGACGCTGGCCTTGGCGGCCGCGCTGGTGGCCTTGGCCGCGACGGCATCGGCCTTGCTCGCCGCTTCATCAAGGCGTGATGCGGCGCCATCCATGCGGTCGGACACCTGGTCGGCCGTCTGCGCCACCGTGGCCGCAGCCTGCTCGACCTTCGGCGCGATGGTGCCGAGCTTCGTGATGGCCTGGCTGAGCAGGTCCTGCATGCGGGCGATCTCGGCGCTGCGCTCGGCTCGCTCCTGCTGCGCACCCATCCAGTGGCCGACACCCAGCCCGACCACGAGGCCGGCGAGCGTGAAGCACGCGATGGCCGCGAGCATGAGGACGTTCTTGTTTCGATCGATCCAGTGCGCACGGCGCGCCTGCTTTTCGAGGGCAGCAAGGGCGCCGAGCTGGCTATCCGTGAGCGTTGCCATTGATCTGCCCTTTCACCTGTTCGAGCTCCTGCCGCACGCGCGTCAGCTCTGCGGTCATGGCCTGCAGTTGGCCCTTGAGTTCGCCGAGCTGCTGCAACGCGTCGCGCAGCTCGCGTGCGAACTGGTCGGCGCGTGCCTCGGCGGTGACGCGTGCGTCCCGCTCGGCCTTGAGCATTTCCTTGTAGACCGCGAGCGCCTGAATCTGCCCCTCGGTGTCGGCGCCGGACAGGCGCTGCTGGTTGCGAGCGAGCAGCCAGTAGATGCCCGTGCCGACACCCAGGATGAGCAGCACGATGAGGTAGCCGAGGGGACCGAACTTCGAGCCGGCGGCCTCGGCGACGGCGATGGCTGTCGTGGCGTCCATGGCCTCAGTCCCAGAGCTGCACGGTTTCGACGCGCGTGGCCGTGGCCGGCAGGTCGGGGAGGATGACCTTGCGCCCCAGCGGAAGGATGGGCCCGAGCTCGGCGAGGCCTGGATTCATGCGGTAGGCGCCTTCGGTGACGCCGGCGGTCGCCCCGAGGTGGCGCAGGCACAGCAGGTCGACCGTGTCATTTTGCTCGGCGATGACGGTGCGGGGCATGGTCAGATGAGCTCGACGTTGAGGCGCGGCACGCCCAGGATGTCGCGGATGGCCCAGGTGGCATCGCGCCGGTGCTGTTCGGCCTGGTCGGTGCGCGCGTCGTCTTGGTCCTTGCGGCGCTCGCGGCCGGTGGTGTCGTAGTCGCTGTACCGCTCGATGAGGTTGGCCTTGGCGTGGCAGTAGACGGCGCGCCGGAAGCGCTGCACGAGGATGGACTCGTCGTCGATCTTCGGGGCCGGCACGTCTTCGAGCTTTGCGCGGCCTTCGAGCATGCGCGCCTGGGGCCATTCGCCCAGCGCGGCGATGGACGAGGCGACGGCCTCCTGCGTGGCGTGCAGCAGCCGGGCCGGGGTGATGGTGCCATCGAGGCGCATGGCATCGCGCAGGGCCGCGAGATCGATCTCGGGCCACCATTCGCCGGCCGACACCTTCCCCAGCGGGGCCGGGTCGGCGGGCGGCGTGGTGCGCACGAGGGGCGGCGCTGCAGCGATGAGGGTCATGGCGTGGCTCGGTGGCAGGGATAGGTGGGCGGTGGCCGTGGCGCGTTGTGGTGAGGGCTCAGCCTTTCACGTCGCGCCACGGGCCGCCCGGCACGCGGGGGTGCTCGGTTGCGCTACCGGCGGGCCGCGGTCTTGCGCGGCGCGGCCGGTGGCTTCTTGGCTGCGGCGGTCGGCTTGCAGGCCTTCGCCGGCGCCTTGCTGTCGGGGGGCGCTGCGGGCGCAGGCGCCGGGGCGGGCGCGTCGGGCTTGCCGGCCTTGGCAAGTGCGCGTTCGACCCGCTCGATGTCCTTTTTCACGCCGGAGGCGCTGTCGAGTTCGAGGGCGCGCTGCAGATTGGTGAGCGCGTCTCGCAACACGTCGGGGCCGATGCCGCCGAGGTCTGGTTCCTCGGCGGTCTGCACCTTGCCGATGGTGGCGTACGCGATGGCCTTGTGCAGCTTGGCGCGGGCCTGGTCGGGCGCATCCTGCTCGGCGGTGATGGCCTGCGCCCGGGCGAGCGCGAGCGTCGCGTATTCGCGCGCATCCTTCTGCCAGGGGACCAGCGAGCGTGCACCGTCGGCTTCACCGACGATCAGCGGGGCCCAGTTTCCGCGCAGGTAGGCATTGGCCAGCTCGTCGATCACGATGGCGGCCGGACTGCGCTTGTAGTCGTCGGCCATCGGCATCCTGTGCTCGATGACGTACTTGGCGATGCACAGGCCGAGCTGGTAGGCGCCGGCGTCGAAGCACCAGACCATGATGGTGGTCAGCACGTTGTCCTGCGCGCCGGCGCCCTTGGTGGTGGCCGTCTCGATCCAGTCGAAGTACTCGGGCAGCAGCTTCGCCTTCAGCTCGGCGCGGCGCTCGTGCGACTGGATTGCCGAGAGGCGGTTCTTGTCCTGCGACAGCTTGATGCGCATCAGGTCGTAGGCGTTGCCGGCGAGTTCGACGCCGTACGGGCTGGCGGCTTGGACCTGTTCCTGCAGGATGCGCGCGCGGTGGCGCTGGGCTGGGCTGAGTGGGCGCATGGTGGGCTCCGGTGCAGTGGGGATCGACGGCAACGTGCGGCCGCCATTCGTCTGCCAGTGGGCAGACAAATGGCCGGGCGCCTTACGCTTGAATTTCGATGTTCTCGATCAGGGCGGCGAAGCCGTAGTCCTCGACGACATACGCGTCGTTGCTCGACTCGTAGTTCTCGACGCGGTCGCGCTCGGGCACATCCTTGAGGTTGCGCCGGCGGGCGTCGCGCTGCCAGTAGAGCGACAGGTTCTTCAGCGAGGTGACCAGCACCTTGTTGTCGGGGAAGAAGGGCACCGTCACGCCCTGCAGGCCGCCCACCCGCTTCTGGCTGATGATGATGTCGGCCGCCAGCGTGTCCGTGGGCTTGTGGTCCTGGTTCACCAGCGGGAAGTACTTGTCGTGCATCAGCTTGCGGCCGACGATGGCGACGAGGTCTGGCGCCTGCTGGTACCACGGATCGAGCAGCGTGATGGCGTCGAACACTGCGGCGTCGAGGTTCGCGTAGTCGCTGGTTGCCGGGTCGGAGCCGATGATGACCTTGTTGGCCACCTTGTCGCCCTGCTTCATCACGTTCGCCGGCGCGTGCTCGCGCATCTGCTGCAGCCAGCCCTTGTTCACGTCCTGCAGCAGCGGATTCGCGTCGGGGTCGGTCGTCGCGGCCGCGCTGATGCCGTTGAAGCCGATCGTGATGCGGTCCAGCGCCTGACGGCGCAGGATCACGTCACGCACGCGGGCCTGGAAGTCGGGGAAGCCGGCCCAGGCGTCGAGCGTGGCGTAGCGGATGAACGTGTCGAAGTTGGTCTGCTTGCACTCGTAGCGGGTGTCGTCGAGCGCCAGCACGTTGCGCGGCTGGCGGGTGCCGTTGCCCGTCGTGTCGGTGCGGCTGGCGATCGGGCCCGAGACGCCGACGCCGACCTTGTCGCCGACCTGCTCGACCACGCCGATGACGTTGATCGCCTGCAGGAAGGCGCTCGACTCCTGCATCTTCGTTTCGAGCGTCTGCTGCACGCGCGGCGCGACGTTGAATCGCTCGGTGACGCTCGGCACGTCGTTGAGCAGGGCCAGCTGCGAGAGGTAGCCGGTGAAAGCGAGGCGGGTGTCTTTGCGCATGGTGGTGCTGCCTTTGCGTTGCGTGGTGTTGCGATGAGGTGCGGACTGGTCGTGCTGGCGGCTCAGCAATCGGTCTTGACGGCGCCGTTGCCGCCGGTGGCGGCCGGGCGCTGCCGGCCCGCGGGCGTGTTGTCGAGGGCCGAGTACTTGGCCTGCAGGTCGGCGAGTTGGGTCTTGAGCTCGCCGATGGTCTGGTGGGCCGCGCTGAGCTTGGTGGCGGTGTCGGCCGCGTGCTTCTCGAAGGCCTCGCCGATCTGCTGGAAGCCCTCGGCCACGGCGGCGAAGCGCGCGTCGTCGGTGCCCGACTTCGCGCCGAACTTGGCCAGGGCACCGGCGAGCATGGTCTTGAACTTCGTGGCGATGCCGTCTTCGGCCTCGTCCTCGAATTCGAGGGACAGTTCTTCGGCGGCGGTGAACAGATCGTCGGGCTGCTCTTTTCGCGCCGTGAACGGGTTGGCCTCGGGGTTCTTGGCGGCGAACTCCAGCATCTCCGTGCCCAGGCTGGCCGGGTTGTCGGTGACCGCCAAGCCGATCAGATAGGCCTTGTCGGTGTCGGCGAACTTCGGCCGCACTTCGAGCGACGAGTAGACCTTTTTGCGCTTCTTGTTGATGGCGATCAGCTCATCGGTCGGGGAAATCTGGGCGAACAGAGCCAGCTTTTTCGCCCCGCCGATTTCCACCTCTTCGGTCTTGACCGCAAGGACGTCGCCATACGCGCCGAACTCGCTGTTCGGACTCAGGCCACGAATGTGCTCGACGTTGATTCGCGCGCCGTAGACCTTGGGGTCGTAGCTGGCGGCGATCTGTTCGAGCATGGCGCGGTCGATCACGCGACCGTCGCTGGTGGCGCCTTCGACGGCGACGCGGAAGAACTTGGAAACCGGCTTCTTGGCGGTGGTGGACATGGGCGCTCTCGCTGCAGGTTGATGAGGGTTCGCGCTTGCCTCTCGGGGTGAGCAGCGAAGCGTGTTTCGATGACGGCCTATGGTGTCCACGCGGCCGCGCACGCTCAAGCCGCCGCGCATGTGGCAGTGGCGGGCACGGTTAGACGTGGTGGCGACGCTTCGCGCGCGCGGGCAACCTCGGCGGCATGCCCGTGAAAACCGCTGCGCCCGGCCGTGCTGGCCGGGCTGTCTCTGCTGCCCCGAAAGCCGCTGCGCGCAAGCGGTCGAGGGCGAAACGCGCGGTTGCCGCAGTGGCTGCGGCGGCAGTGATCGGCACCGCGCCGAGCACTGAGGCAAGCCAGATTGCCACGTTGACGCCGGAGGCGCAACCCCGCACCGCGGCGCGCTTCCTGTACTGGCAGGGCTGGCGATGCAAGCTCATTGCCGAAAAGCTGGGCGTGCCCGCATCGACGGTCTATGGCTGGAAAGACGCCGAGAAGTGGGACGACGCGCAGCCGCTGGACCGCGTGAACGGCGCGATCGAAGTGCGCATGATCCAGCTGGTCCTGAAGGACGAGAAGACCGGCGGCGACTTCAAGGAGATCGACCTGCTCGGCCGGCAGCTGGAGCGCACGGCGCGGGTGGAAAAGTACCAGCAGACCGGGAAGGAGGGCGATCTCAATCCGAACATCGCGGCGCGCAACGCCGGGCCGAAGCGCAAGGCCAAGCGCAACGAGTTCAGCGAAGAGCAGATCGAGATGCTGGAGTCGAAGCTGCGCGAGTCGAACTTCCCGTTCCATCAGAACTGGTTCGACCAGCAGCTGCAGCGCACGCGCATGCTGCTGAAGTCGCGGCAGATCGGGGCGACGTTCTACTTCGCGCGCGAGGCGCTGCTGTCGGCGGCGAAGGAGGGGCGCAACAAGCTCTTCCTCTCGGCGTCGAAGGCCCAGGCGCACCAGTTCCGCAGCTACATCGTCGACTTCGCCAAGGAGGTCGACGTCGAGCTCAAGGGCGAGAACATCAAGCTGTGGAATAGCGCGGAACTGATCTTCCTCGGCACCAACGCCATGACGGCCCAGAGCTATCACGGCGACTTCTACTTCGACGAATTCTTCTGGGTTCCGCGGTTCCGCACGATCAACAAGCTGGCCAGTGCGATGGCGTCGCACAAGCACTGGCGCAAGACGTATTTCTCGACGCCGTCGGCGATGTCGCACGAGGCCTATGGCTTCTGGACTGGCGACGACCGGAACAAGGGGCGGGCGAAGAAGGACCACATCCACATCGACACGAGCCACAAGGCGCTGCGCGGTGGCCGGCTCGGGCTCGATCGGAAGTGGCGCGACATCGTCACGGTCGAGGATGCGGTGAGCGTGGGCTTCGACCTGTTCGACATCGACGAGCTGCGGGAGGAGTACTCGCTCGAAGAGTTCGCGAACCTCTTCATGTGCCAGTTCATCGATGACAGCCTGTCGCTGTTCTCGCTGGCGCAGATGCAGGCCTGCATGGTCGACAGCTGGGAGGTGTGGGGCGACGTGAAGCCGCTGTGGCTACGCCCCTACGCCCATCACCCGGTGTGGGTGGGCTACGACCCGTCGGACAAGGGCGACGCGGCCGCGCTGGTGGTGGTGGCGCCGCCGCGGGAAGCCGGCGGCAAGTTCCGCATCTTGCACCGCGAGCAGTTCAAGGGCTCCGACTTCGAGGCCCAGGCCGCGGCGATCAAGCGAATCACGGAGCAATACAACGTCGTGCACATCGGCATCGACAAGACCGGCCTCGGCGCCGGCGTGTTCCAGATCGTCGAAAAGTTCTTCCCCCAGGTGAAGGGCTACCAGTACTCGATCGAGGTGAAGCAGCGGCTCGTCCTCAAGGCCCAGCAGGTCATCCACAAGGGCCGCCTCGAGTTCGATGCGGGGTGGACCGATATCGCCGCGTCGTTCATGGCCATCAAGCGGGTGCTGACGGCCAGCGGGCGGAACGTGACCTATGACTCTGGCCGGTCGGAAGAGACGGGCCATGCAGACCTGGCGTGGGCAACGATGCACGCGCTGGACAACGAAACGCTCGCCGGCGACGTGCTCGGCGGCAGCTCTCGCATGGAGATTTTCGGATGAGCAAGTTGATGAAGAAGCACCGGGGCGGGCCTGCTGGCCAGGTGACCCGCGCACTGCCGGCGGCCACGTCGACGGCGCTGATGACGCAGAGCGATGGCAGCGTGGTGGAGGCTTTCACCTTCGGCGACCCGGAGCCGATCAGCCGCGTGCAGCTGCTCGACTACGTCGAGTGCATGTTCAATGGGCGCTGGTACGAGACGCCGCTGCCGTGGGAAGGACTGGCCAGCGCGTTCCGGGCGTCGCCGCACCACGGATCGGCGATCTTCCTGAAGCGCAACATCCTCAAGTCGCTGTTCAAGCCTCACCCGCGGCTGTCGAGTGCCGCCTTTGGGGCGTGGGCGTTGGACTTTCTGGTCTTCGGCAATGCGTATCTGGAGCAGCCGCGGGCTTTCACCGGGCGGCCGCTGGCGATGCAGCACGCGCTGGCCAAGTTCGTGCGACGCGGCGAAGAGCCGGGGCATTACTTCTTCGTGCGCGGCTGGATGCAGGAGCACGAGTTCGAGCCGGGCTCAGTGTTCCACCTCCGGGAGGATGACGTCAATCAGGAGGTGTATGGCCTGCCAGAGTACATCAGCGCGCTGCAGTCGGCCTGGCTGAACGAGGCGGCGACGCTGTTCCGGCGCAAGTACTACGCCAACGGGTCGCACGCGGGGTTCATCCTCTATCTGACCGATGGGCAGATCGACAACGGCGACGCCGACGCGCTTCGGACGGCGTTGAAAGGGGCGAAGGGGCCGGGCAACTTCCGCAATCTGTTCCTGCACATGCCGGGCGGGAAATCCGACGGCCTCAAGCTCATCCCGGTCAGCGAGGTGGCGGCGAAGGACGATTTCGCCGCGATCAAGAACGTGAGCAAGGAGGACGTGCTCGCGGCCCATCGCGTGCCGCCGGGCCTGCTGGGTATCCTGCCGACGAACGCTGGCGGCTTCGGCAACGCGCCCGAGGCGCTGGCGGTCTTCATCGAGAACGAGATTCGGCCACTAATGAACCGCTTCCGCGAGCTCAACGAGTGGGCGGGGGAAGAGCTGGTGCGGTTTTGGGAGCGGCAGGGCTAGTGCCCGTGAAGGTTTAGGCCTGTTGAGCAGCGGAGTATGTCACTCGGCTGGGCTGTTCTTGCTGTGTCTCCAGGCGGCGTCTTGAAGCTCAGATGCCAGCTGTCGCAGGCCGCTGGCCAGCTTGCGTAGGTCTTCGCTGGGCTCAGGCCCTTGCCCGAATGCATGATCTCTTGCAGTCCTGACCAACAGCGATTCGGCCTCGAACGCCAACTGGTTGACGCGGCCCCAAAGCCGGGCCGGGGAAGAGCGGGTTATCGAAGACGGCACAGTCGCCTACGTTAGGGAGCATAGTCGAACGGCCGCCCATCTAGCAGCATGGGGCGGTAGTCCTGCAGGCTGAACACGGTAGCTGGTAGTTGGGCTTTAGGTCGGAAGACCGGCCTCGGCTGCGATAACGGCGTGAACGGCCAGCAGCGCCGCTTCCACTTGCTCCCAATCGCGAAACCGCATCGAGCGTCCGCGTGTGTCGAAGCGCCCGCCGTGCTTTTGCAAGATGTGCACGTGCTGCGAAAACTTTCCCCAGAGCGCTGGATACGCCCGACCTCGACTTGGGTAGTAGGCCGCCGCGATCCACCCGAAGGTGTCCGCCAACGAAGGGATGCGCGAGTCAACCGGCATTGGGCAGACCGGCACCGGACGTCCTGGGCTATACCGTGATGCATTGTGCTGCATAGCTTGATCCCACCGCATGGCTTTGTAGCTGGGACGGAGAGTTTAGGCCGCGTGGTGCGCCGCCTCCGCAGCCCGTTGAACTAGCTGGCATTCAATGCCAAAGCATTCCTACACAGCCCGCCTGCGAGAGGTTCGGCAATGCATCCAAGACTAGGAGAGTGTCGTGATAGCCAGAGACGCCATGTATGTACGCCACCCACTCGGCCCAGAGTTCGCGCGCTGGGTGGAGATGACGGACAACTATCGAACGCATCTGGCGTGCGCAACGCCTGAAAACGTGCCCAACCGCGGCCGCCTGGCCCGACTCGCTCGGCTGGTTCGCGGCCTTGGTCGCGCAGCAGGCGGGTCGGACGCGAACGGTCTTTCCGCACACTAGCCCGTGTTCGCTACCTTCCCGAGCGCATCAGGGCCAAGATGCTCCCTACCGCGAACTTGACTCCTTTCGAGATGGCGATCGTTCTCATCAAGGCGGGCGTGGAAACTCCGCCGTACCCGCGCCCGCTGAAAGACGCCGGCGCCCTTGACTCCCCCATCTTGCTTGCGGCGCACATCCACCAGTGCGACGCATGGGAATTTCACGTCACGTGCCTGTACGAAGCCCGCCGGGAAGAGCTGCCAGGCGCCCTTCGCTCTTGAGCTAGTGCGTCGCCTTAAATGTTCGCCTACTTACAAGGCAGGCAGGCGAGGGCATAACCTCGGTCTGCCGATACAGCGCGGAGACCACCTATGTCAGACGATCCAAAAAAGACCGGCCTCGATCGCAAGCTCATCGCCATAGACGAACCGCACGAAGTCAGCAGCTGGACTGAAAGCCTCTGCGTGACCGCCGATGAACTGCATGAGGCAGTGAAGGCTGTGGGCAACTCTGCTGACGCCGTGCGCGCCTACTTGGCGAAGAAGTGATGCTGGCGCAGAGCTGTCACCGCCCGCCGGTCAACCGCAGCCATGCAAGTTCCGTGTGAACCTTCGCCAGCTCGATGCTCAACTCGACACAGGCAGCATCGTGGGCGGGGTCCCCACCTGATGCCCGCGCGGCCACTCGCGCGTCTGCAAGTTCACTGCTCAGAGCCTCCACCAAATCCCTCAGCTCTTTTTCGGTCTTCATCTCTCGTGTTGCCCCGACTCGTCGGCCTGCCACAAAAGTCGGCGATCCACTCGCGTGCACGGCTCGCGAGCGCGCGCTCTGCGGCCTCTCTCGTGTCGAAATGGCTGTTGAGAGACAGGCGGCAAAGCACCTGTCCACCCCGCGCCACTGACGCAAAGTAGTACCCCGACTCGTTCTTGTCGACGGTCATTGTCCACTCGGAGGATGCAAGCGGCTCATCACTTTCGAGCGGGCGCGAACTGTGGATGTTCAT